TATCCAAGTTATTGAATCCCTCCCTCTCATATCTTGCAAGGGTTGAATAGCTTAATGCTGGGTCTGCCCTATATGTTTCTTCAGACACATCCCAAGATATACTTCTTAAAGATTTCCTCTCCATTAGTAATAATCTTGATTGTATTCCTCACTACTGAAATCTTCATACTCATCCTCCTGCTCTGGCAACTCAAGAGCCTCACAGTAAGTATCTATTTCTGACTTCAATTTCCTCATTTCTCCAAGGTCTGCTTTCAGATACTCCTCTTTAGGATTTTCCTTACTGAGACCTTTCTTTACTCTGACAAGAGATGAATCAACTAAGAGTTGGAGAGACTCAAAGTCCCTACTATTCAAGAACTTATGTGCAAGCTTTGCATCTCCCTCAGGCAATGAGGGAATCAAAGCCTTTATTCTGTCTATTGGTTCTCTATTGTCCATAACTCTTGATAATTTCTATTGCCTGCAAGAGTTGTTTCTTGGTATATACCTCAAAATAGATAGACTTTTCACCTTTTTCAGTGTATAGGTTATCAAGATATTTTATAAACATCTTTTTCTTGATATAGAATACATCATTCTCTATCCCTTTGGCTTCAATATAAACATTGAGGTCATTATATTTGAAATAAAAGTCTGGTGTATATCTGATACCAACAATTTTACCTGTTTTCTGAATTAGTATCTTTGAGGGACAAGTATTTGTCCCGTCTGATAATCTTTTGATTTTCTGCTTGTCAGTCTCCTTATCATAATATGGGGTGATAGGTTCAAAACCTTCCCATAAAGTGAAGGTAGTTGGCTCATATTGAGGCTCAAACCCTTGTTGAAGAAGAGTATTGTATATGCTCTTCTCCAACTGGGATTTGAATGTTATACCCTTAGAACTACTCTGTGTGGCATTTCTAATCTTCTTATTTGCCACTTTTGAACATTTCTTTAAGAATGTCTCTTGTAATTCTGCAAGCAATCTTAGCATCCTCAATAGTCCTGAATGCTGCGAAGTTCCTGTAGTTCTTGATGTGAGCCTTATTAGCCTTTGTAATTCTACCATCAAGCATAGAGATTACATAAATCTCAGGACTCTTCTCAATATGGTCCTCATACTTCTTGTCCAACTCAATGGCTACTTCTCTAAGTACCATAGAGAATGCAGCAGCAGGAAGAATAGTATCTATACTATTGAGATAGTTATAGACCTTCTCAATCTTCCAACCAAGTCTCTCTGCAATCTTCTGAATGTAGTACTCCAACTCCATAGGAACCTCAGATTCAACCACAGCAGACTTTGCAGGCTTGGTAGTAGTAACAATGCCAGCCTCAAGGAGCTTAGGGAGAATGTCCTTAGTTACCACAATGTGCTGAACTACAGTACCCTTACCAAAGAAAGGGTCTACTACCTTAGATGCTTTAGTCAGAGTGTCTCCAATCTGTACTTCCTTACCATTTGTCAAATAAATCTTTTCCATTTTTTTTTTGTTTAGTATTAATACTCTTCGTACCATTTTATAGGCACACCATAAATCTCTTTTACCTTATTACTTATATCAACAAATAACTGATGTGGCATCTTAGTACCACTCCTTGCAAAGTATGCAGGATGTTCAATCTCTATAATATGATTGAACCTATCATTAATATAAGGTTTGAAGGTTTGAGCTTGTCTGCCAAACAATACATATACTATAGCTGTATTATATTCAGACAAGTTCTTTAGCAATTTAGCTATGAATGGTCTCCATAACATCACATGAGAACCTACTCTATTCATTTCTACAGTGAGTGCAGAGTTTATCATTAGTATTCCTTGTTTAGACCAACTCTCAAGAGAGTTGTCAAAGGTAATACAATAATGTGGAATTTCAAAATTAATTGCTGCTTCTTTAACAACATCTAATGAAGGAGATAAGTTATCCTCATCAACTTCCTTTCTATTCCCAAATAATACTCCAGTTGCTACTCCCTTTTGTGGATAGGGGTCTTGACCTAACATAACTACTTTCAAGTCATTGAGAGGACAAAGCTCAAATGCTCTGAATACATCAGATTGGGCAGGACATAATGGCTTCCTCCTGTATTCTTGCCCAACCTTAGCCATTACATTATTAAGCTCTGTCCTATCAATTACCTTCATCCAATCTCCAAAGTATTCATCTAATGTCATATCAACATCATTATGTCATCAATATTGTCAATAAGGCATTCATTCAGTGCATCATTAGAGCAGGCAGATGGAGTAGGTTTAATAGGTTCTACAAAGAACTTATTGAAATTATCTACTATGACCTTTACTTTCCTGTCCTCTGGATTACTGCTGAAACTGTAATTGTTTCTTGGGAAATTTATATCCCTACTTGTATAATAGGGAATCAATTTCTTGATGATGCCTTTATTAATCAACTTATCAGACTCTAAGAATACTTTGGGGCTGACATGGCACACAGGTCTGTAATAGACCATAGCATTACCATTATCCTCAGTATGTACACTTCTTGCAGTTAATGTACATAATAGTAATGGAGTGTAGCTCTCATCAAAGATGATACCTTTACCACCATAATACACTTCGCCCTTATTGGTAGTTATCTTCTGCAATCTTTTACCATATCCTACATTAGTAAATAATTGAGCTATGATACTATCAAAGGTTCTTCTTTCTTGGCTTGGTGCATTATCATATAATGGCAATATTATCCTCTTGATTCTCACAATTGCGGGATAAGCCATATTGTCTGAAACCAGCTTTTCAAAGTGTTCTCTTGCAATCACAGGTATCTCTACCTCATCATTGTTTACTTCAATGACAAGGCTTCTTCTAAATACATTGTTACTATCAAGAGACAGATTCATTTCAAGCTGGTCTGGATTACCAGACTCACTGCTATTGAAAACACCCATTACATTATATGCAAATCTTGGGTTAAATTCCATTATACTTCAGTTTTAAGATACATTGTTTCTGCATTATATGTGGTAAGGAATGGTAGGTCTCTGTCAATGAGAGGCTCACATTGATTAGCACAGAAGTTTACAAACAAATTAACCATATAAGATGCAATCATATTTGCACAGAAGGTAGTTTGTTTATAGGAGCAGACAGTTTCATCAGCTTCTGCATCAGAGAATAGGAACTCATTATTGTACCTATTGATGTTGTACTCATCATCTCCCTTGATACACAATACCTGAAACTCCTCTGCTGCCAACCTACCATCAATGAACAGGCAATTCTTCCTTTCCTCCTCTGGTTTGGATTGAACATGATTTACCCATTTATTAAAGAAAAGTCTTCTTGCTGCCATGTTATCAAAGCCACAAATCATAATGTCTGATGCCTCAGATTCATCAGTGAATCTTTCACTTATTGCAAAGACA